AACGGGTGCAGTTTTGTCACTTGACGCGGTCGGGTTACAAGATGGGTACCTCACGAGCAACACGGGCAACTCCTTTTTTCAGTTTACAAACACGAAGCACACACAGTTTACAAAGTACTCTGCGAGTATCCAAGTCAACAATGACAGTTCCACAAATTGGCCCTTTAACCAGGTGCTCACAGTAAAGTTTCGACCAAAGGAGATGAGTGACATTCTCCAAAACATGTTCATCAAGTGTACGTTGCCTTCTTTGGCCAATACCACTCCCGGTGGTGGTCCACCTTTGGGGCAATACTGCGACAACGTTGGACTCGCGATTCTGAATCAGATTCAGTTGGCCGCGGATGACACCATTCTCGAGATTATAAAGACGGATTGGAACGTCGTGTACACTGAGTTGTACTACTCCATTGAAGAGGCTCAGGCGTATGATTACATGGTCAATGTCGACCCGACGAACGGGGGAGACTTGTACATCCCGCTTCACTTTTTCTTTTCGAGACGGCACTCGTCTTCGTTCACGGCGAACCCAGTGTATCACGACAATTTTTATTTCAAGCCCGGCTTTTTGACGTGTGCTGCGCACAAACACCGAAATCTGATTCTCACGCTCACGTTCAATCCCGTGACGTTTTTCAGCAGCGCGCCCTCTGTGTCAATGAGTAATTTTTACGTCGTGACCGAAGAGATTGTACTCAGTGACGCGGAGAGAAATTATATCCAAAATACTGTACAGAAGAACGTGATAGGTTTTACGAGAAACGAATCTGTGTACCCAGCGACCCAGTCTCCTTTTGTGGCAAACCTGACACCGGGTACACCTGTCAAAATTTTGCACTGGTTCGTGAGAAATCAGTTATACGAAAACGCCAGTGATCCCACGTACTTTAACAACCGATTCAACTTCTCGAGTCAGAATTACAGTTTGCCATTTTCGGACACGAACACGTTGACTCAACAAGAAACCAATAACCCTATTATTTCTTCAACTGTTATTTACCTAAATGGGAACCAGATTAACCCACTCGCACAGACTGTAACGACTAAAAATGTACGTGACGGCTCCTATTACTGGAAGTTTATTCAACCCCTAAGTCACGGTCTGAGCTATCCGTCTCGAAACATTTATACGTTTTCCTTTTCTCTCAAGCCAATAGACCCTCAACCATCTGGCTCTCTCGATTTTAGCCAGATGGATTCAAATTCCACCTTTATCAACGCGTCCATTTACTCAGTCAGTGATTCAGCACCTACGGCTTCATACAATATGTACATATTTTACACCGGGTTCAACGTGATCACGTACAGCAACGGACTTGTTTCACTAAACTTTGGTTGGTGATGTAATCAATAATGTTGTGTTGGATGCACCACTTTATGAAGTTTAGTTGCGCGACTGTCGTGTGAATCTTGACCCCATCGGTGTTTGGGATTTCGTACTCGAACTTTTCGGTTCGGCAAAAAGGATCAAACAACTTTTTACTGTACCCGTCGAGACTCGACTTGTATGCGCAGTGGACCAAGAACGGTTTACCATCGTCGGTCTTGTACGAGAGGTTCTTCTTCTTGGCGTAGTCTGTTATGAACCATTCGAGGTTCCTTAAAGAAACTCCTTTGCGCTTTTCAAGAATGTCGCAGAGGTACATTGAATTTTTTTCATCAGAGTAAAAGTTTTGGATAGATTGCAAAAGAATATCTGAGCGACTCATTGTCTACACGAGTAGACTCTAGATATCTATAAGTAAGTTTTGAAAAGGCTTTCGCGCCTTTTCACATGCGGGACATCCCGCCAAAAACATACAGTCTTTCATGGTGTGGCCCACGTGCGGATTCTTTTCCACCACCTCGTCAACTTCTTTGTGAACAATCTTTCTTTGTGACATGTGTTTCGTGCAGTACCCATGATGTCTGGCCAAGAATGTACACTGTGTCTTCTTTGCAGTGATTCCGAGACACTGACACTTCTTCACAGGATCATCTAAACACGTTTCACCATGAGAATGAATGTCTTGAAGGAGTAATTTCAAGGAAATGTCATGCTTCTTTGAAATTACTTGGGCGTACTTCATCAGCTGAGTCTTCACCTCAGAATCTATGAGCTCCTGAATCTTTTCGATGAGTGACATTGTTCTTACTTGGTTGTACAGAGATTCAAAATTTTAAGTGTCCCTATTTTTTTCTTGCAAACATGTCTGCAATAGACGGCTGCTTCGGGTCCTTCTTGGTAACCTTTCTTTGTTTCTTGGGAATCAAGTCTTCAAAGACTCGATCCTTTTCAACAATCGGTTCCAAAAGATCGCACACCGGATTCATAAACTTGTTTGTAAAATAGTAATTGTAGTCTAGTGGAACCTTGTTTGCGAGTGCGTATGCCGGGTCCTCAGACTTTTCAAATTGCTTCGCACCTGGGTCTCCGGTGTCGATGAGTACAAACTGTACGCGGTCACCAGACTGAGGCTCGGAACCGGGCTCGCGCTCACGCATTTTTCGAACAACATTCACGTGGGGCAAGTTGATGTGGTCAATATCGTCACTGTCAGTGGACACAATCTTTTTGGACTTGTCTTCGAACCGACCCGTGTACGAGTCTGCCAGCTTTTGTGAAAGGATCAACTTGTCATTGGGAACCCTTCCGTCCAAGAGTTCAACCGCTCTTTTGCGTGCGAGTTCGATCGCACCTTCCGGATTCTTACTCTCGAGAATCACGTCCAAGAGTTCCTTGCAGACCTCTCTGACAAACGGGGTATTGTCTCTTCGTACAACCTGGAGACCTTTGATGTCGATGTAGTTCATCTTCATGGCACCACTCTTGTCTTGGGTCCACAGCTTTGCAGCGTACCGCTTCTTCGAGTACAGAAAATATGGACAGTACACCTTTTCGAGCTCGAGGTTGTTTGGCTTCTTGAAGAGAGCCGTGCACTGTTCGGCAGCTTCTTCACCGAGCTTCCAGCTGTACTCGATCGCCTCTTGACCCGTTCGACCTTGGACGTCAAACTCAACCATGACAGAGTCCGTGTTGTGTACAATCATAGACCCAACTCCCGCGTGAAAGTGGTGGTTCTCAGTCGTAAGGTCATACACCTTTCCTTGGTACCCAGTCACCTTTTCAATCTTCTTGATGGCGTTTGGTTGTGTCGTAAATGGTTTTCTGTGAAGTACAAGTGTGTACTCTTCACACCGCGACCGCGAACAGTGTGGCTGAATTTCCACAAAGTACCCACCTTGCTTCATCAACTCCAAATATTTCTGAAGTGCCATTTTCTGACCCCACAACGTTATAATCTCATCATGTACTACACTACCCGTTTCACAAGGGAAATTCGGGAAAGAGTGAAGTAACTCTGTCCCCACAACAACATCTTTTGGTTTAATCATCGTTGTATCAGGTGTCAAAAGGGAATGATCCTCGGTCACTGACACACAGCCAGTGTGAGTCAAGACTTTGTAAATTTGTTTGTCCGTCTCGTGGCGAATCACATTGTGCACCTTAGTCCATCCCCTTTCAGTCCAGGTCTCAACGCCTCTCAGGCTTGAAAACTCCTTGCCGTCATCGTCGGTTAGCCAAGGACCACCTTGAAGTTCGTCGATGCGTTTCACAGTGACAGTACCATCGATTCGAAGAAGAAGTGCAGTATCTTCAGTAACTGAATCACCGTACCTCACCTTTGCCCCCGGAAAGTTGGCCTCGACGTAATTCTTCGTCTCCTCAATCATCCCGCGACCCTTGAACGTGACTGTGCTCGCTATCGGAACGCAGGGTAAGATGCCTTTTCCAGCGCCAGTGAAACCGTACACCGAGTTCATGGACACTTTGAAAGCGAGCTGTTTACCGTCGTACACCTTTTTCATGGCGGGGGTCGTAGCTTCGGCCATGTCCTTCTTGGCCTTTTTACGAAACGCCTTGAGTTCCACGAGAATCGCTGGAAGAAGACTCGGGACATCTTGGGCAAACTTGTAGGTCTTCCCACCAATTGTGAATGACTCATACGTCACACCCGGAAGGTTATCGTATTTGGGATCCATGACGAGCGATGAGTAACACAAGTTGTGAGCAACCATGATGGAAGGGTACAGACCCTCAAAGTCCAGGGCGGTGATGGGTGTGTAGTACGCACCAGTCTGAGCCTCGAGAACAGTAGCGCCTTCGTACGGGTCGCTCTGGATTTTTCCCCACCGAATGGTCGGAACCATGAATCCGAGTTCACGAGCCTTTCGAGACAGCTGACTAAACACCTTGATCTGCTGACCTCGCTCGGCTAGGTAACACATGGGGACCCAGGTCGCCTTGGCCATCTCAATCAGGTTTGTGATCGTGAAGAGTTTGTCCATCAGTTGGTGGGGCAACGCGGTATCCTTCACGCAGTACTCAGCAACCTCACTCAACTTGTCGGGATCCTCTTCGCGAAACCTCTTGAACATTTCCTTGGGACTCATGTCAATCTTTTGGTCGCCGAGATACGTTTTCGAAACAAAATTCAGAGAGTACGAGTCGAGCTTCTTCTCACGCTTGACCTCATGAAACAAGTCAAATATGAACCGACCCGACATCGGTAGGAGTTTCAGGGTGTTGTCACCCAGCGCACTCGATGAAAGTTTCTTGTAGACCATTTTGCACTCTTGTTCCTTGAGTTTTCCAAGGTTGCAAAACTTTTCAGGACACCCGACAACAATTGACCTCTTGAAAATGTACTCCAGATCGAACCCGAAGATGTTCCAGCCGGTCATGACGTCAATGTCGTGTTTGTTCACGTACTCATGAAACCCCATGAGAAGTTCCTTTTCAGTCTCGTACCACACGATCGTACAGTCTTCACGCGGGGTCGTCTTCTTGTAGCACAGACACGTCTTGTCGTAGAGTTCAGTCTGACCCTGACGCTTCAGAGTCACCGCAATCTGAAAGCACACATCCTCTTCAATGTTGGCGTCAGGAAACTTACCAGTCGAGCTGTTAGTCTCGATATCAAAGGACGCTACGATGAACGGTGCAATGTCGTCACGGGCCACGGGTGTGAGGTCTTTCCAGTTGTTGCAAAACACGTCAATGTCAGTCTTGGCAATCGAAGCCCTCACACAGTTGGAACCTGTGTCGAGCCAGCCGGTGGACTGGATACCAGAGCGATGCATCAGGCGAAGAGTCGGTTCGATGTTTGACTCGTACACTTTTTGCACGAACGTGTCATCTTTGAGCGGGTACCGCAACTTTGAGTCGCACATCTTCATGTCTGCCAGGGTATCAAAATCGAGTTTCATGAACGGAAACATCTCGCTGTTTTGAAAACCCCACAGGTCCTTGGCCTTGGTGACGCTATAACTTTTGACTTTGGGACACGCCTTTTTTATTTTTTCAAACAAGATTTTGACACCAGTGTCAGTGATGTTCTTTCCAAGTTTTATGAAAAAATAAGGTTTAAACGATGTCGACACGCACACAGACTTACCGTCTTCGGTCCTTCCGAAAATGTTCACGATGTGGTCAGAATCCTCGAAGTCACTCGACTCCCAGGTGAGTGCTTCGAAGACGACCATTCTTCTTGTTACTCTTGTAGCGTTCAGAACTTTTAATATATTTCTGTACTAATATAAATGTCAGGTGCACTCGTCGAACTCGTTGCAAGGGGCACTCAGGACGCGTACCTGACTGGCGATCCTCAAGTTTCGTTTTTCCACCAGTCGTACAAGCGTCACACGAACTTTGCTCAGAAACCAGTCAGAATCGATTTCTCAGGAACCGCTGGTTCTAGTCAGCAAATTAACTTGAAACTCATCAACAAAGGTGATCTTCTAGGATACATTTGGATGGACCTTACAGCTACTGCAAACACTGTGACAGAACTCCAAGATACTATTTTTGAGTTGTACATCGGTGGCCAACTTATTGATCGTCAAGATGGGTTCTACATGACTCAGCTCTGGCAAAAGTTTTTGATTGATTCAAGTGCCAAGGGGTTTGCTACAAATCCTAATGTTGATGACTACCAGTTTTCAAATGGTTTACTAGGTTCAAAATGGCTTCCACTTCACTTCTTTTTTTGCGATTCCATGTGTTATCTTCCACTTGTTGCTCTCCAGTATCACGAGGTCGAGGTTCGTATAACATTTGGTTCTGTTGCATTTAATGTCCAACCAGCGTTTTACGCAAATTACGTTGTTCTTGACACAAATGAACGCGATGCCATCGTGAAAAAAGATCACGATCTTCTTATCGAACAGGTTCAGAAAATAAGTTCCGAATCTCTGGGTACTAGTTCAACAAATAAATTTGATTTGAGTCTTTTAAATCATCCAGTCAAGTGTATCTTATGGGGTAATCAGGATAGTGTATCAGGTGTGTTTTATTCCAATACAGTTCAGTTGTATCTCAACGGAACTGAAGTTTTTGGATCACCGATGCCTGATGTTTTCTTTACACAAGTCCAGGGATACTATCATTCTGAGTTCGCAACTGAACTGCTCAAAGGACAAGGAGCTGTACCTTATTCTGGACACAACTTGAAAATGTATTCATTCGCACTCAGGGCTAATAAGCACCAGCCATGTGGTACATGCAACTTTAGTCGATTAGATAATGCGGCTCTCACATTTACACAGTCAGGTGCACCAACTTCACTTTACCTTTACGCCGTCAACTTTAACATTTTACGTATCAAGAATGGTCTAGGAGGTCTTGCGTTTAGCAGTTAATTAATCTTGGTAAACTACAAATGATAGTACTTCTTGTCATATTACTCTTACTGGTTCTTGTATTTGTTCGCCCTATAAAAGAACACGAGTACACGTTCTTCGACAATGTCGCCCCGAGACTCAGACCTGTGTACATTGACCAACCGACTGTGTATTTCAATGAAGATATAACTTACTCTGAGTGGCCCCAGGAACCAACATCTTCTTTGTGAGAATTTCCTATGCGTATTATAAATGAAATTCGAGTACATTGTTCTGCTCGTGCTAGTTGCACTGATGGCGTACGTTACACTCAGACCAACCGAAGTAATTGTCGTGGACCAGGATCCAGTTCTTTATGGGGATCATTATGACTACCGGATTCCACCAACGTGGAACTACGACTGGAGAGGAGGACCGGGACGGGACCGACACCGCATTATGCACGAGAGGGGACCATACAATACACGAGGATCAAGGGGTCGTTAAATGTCTTCTACACACAGCACGATACACATCAGAGTCTCCTATCAATTCTTGATCAGTACTCGTCGAGGTCCTCTTCGTGAATGGCCCGAGCGTGCCATCCATACACTCCATGCACAGCGCCTTGAGCTTGGTGACATCATCTGCCAAAGGAATCATCGCGAGCATCTCCCCAAAAACCTGCTGCTTGAAGTCGCCATCCAGTCCAGTGAGTATCACGTTCTTGTTGTCCTTGAGAGCTCGTTCAACAAATGGTCGAAGTCCTTCAAAAAACTGCGCCTCGTCAACCGCAACGACTTGGGCATAGTCGTACTCGTCAGATTCTACAACGCTCATTAAACTGTCTGTTTTTACACACTCAAAAGTACTCTTGTCATGAGTCTGTAAAAACTCCCCTTCATTTCGTATGTCTTTTTTTGAATTTATGACTAGAATCCTGTCCCCTATCGCTCGGTGTCTCTTGAGTCTACGAATCAATTCCGAAGTCTTTCCAGAAAACATATTCCCCATGATAATCTCTAGGCGCGGAGTCATCTGCTTTTCAATCACAGGTGCTTGAACGTTTAACTGTAAGGTGAATGGTACCGTCGCTCTTCACCTCCTTCGATTTGATTGAGGTGAAGTACGGGTTTGTTGGATACCTAGAAAGTATATTTTCAAAGTAAAACTTCATCACGTCTGGCTCGATCCCCGAGATGATGTACCCGATGTATCTGGGATACTCTTCCCACGAGATGACCTTGATGCGCTCCTGGAGCTCCTTGGACGCATCGCGGAACTCCCAAGGAACGTTACTCGGTGGGGGTGGGGGAGGAGGAGGTTCCTCAAAAGAGGCAATGCGCTTCTTGAGCATCTTGACAGCCTTGGGGAGACGGTGCTCCCTGCCCCACACCTCGATGACGCCACGCTTGAAGTCGTACCACAGGTATTCGACCTGGGACAACTCAGTCATGCGCTTGAGATGACATCCTTCGCGCCCAATGAAAATTTCGGGCTTGATGTGAACGGGGAGAGGAACCTCGGTGTAGTGAGCGTTCGGAGGCTCGTAAGCTGGCATCTTTTACTATTAGTGTGCGTATTTCCTAAGTATTTTTCAGACACGTTTTTTAGTAAGGGCCTCCAGTTAAAAAGATCAGTGACAAGTGTACCATGGCGCGATACGTGAACGCATCCGATGTTTCGAAACTTCTTGGTAAGCCGTACGGAGTTTTCTGGTCGACGCAAGAAGAAAACTTGAGAATCATTCTCGGAAAGCGTGAACGGTACAAACCAAAACCACAAACTTTCGAGTTGAACACAAAAACCGTAGAGGTCATTCAGTCGCTTCCGAAGGAGGAGATCTCGACCGCGTACAAGATGTACTGCGACACCACCGTACCTTGTGAAGAACCCGAAGTCCAAAAGGAACTTGTTGTCAAGGCTCTCAATCAGATGAAAAAAGAAACTGTGCAAGCGCCCACACACTCGGAGTACGTTGCAAAAACATCTCACGTCATGAAAAACGTTTCGGCTCCTATTCTCAAGACTGCGCTCGATCACGATTTCACCATGGAACGCGGGAACGTGGAAGAGGAACGAATCATACAACAATGTGGGATCAAGAAGGACAACGTGCTT